TTGTTTTAACCGTGTCCGATATGGTAAGGGTGTATTCGTATGGGTCAAGGATGTTCCTTTCAAGTGATTGTATGCGCACGGATTTATCAACGTCAATGTCTTTATCCACAATGTGCAAGTAATCGCCCGGTCGGAACACGTTTGTCACCGTTTCATCACTTCCGACAAGGTTTTGCAACCATGCCTTTGTGACACTCAACCCATATTGCACCTTTGGTTGGCAATTTTGGTCATAATACTTGTTGCCCGTTTCTTCCAATTCTTCTTCCGCCGCTTGCTCGATACTTTGCGGATAAGCAATGTCAAGAATCTTGTATTCATTGCCGACACCGATTTGATAAGCCAAAGACGTTTCAGACGGAAACACGTTACCCCGGTCATCCGTTTGCTTTATCAATGTGAATGTATGCGTTGCATGGTCGTAACTGTGTACTTCAAATTCATACCCGGCAAGATTGCCCGTGTTGAAGTGGATTTTGGGTTTCACATCTGCAATCATATACTTTGTTGTCACCCCGTCCGCTTCCTTTTCATTGAGGTTGAAAGGGAAATCATTATCTATGAATTGCAAGACGTTGCCCGACACAATGGCATCAACCGTTCCCGTGAAAGACGGCTTTATATCATCGAAGTTCTTGCGCCCCTCAAAAATGCCGTATTTCGCCACCATTTCGGCTTTCTCAATGTATGATTGCCCCTTTGTCTTGCCCGGCAAACAAAGGCGGTCGGCACGGTATTTTGACGTAATGTTTTCGGTCGAACCATACACTTTCAACCGGGTGACTATGTTTGCGGATGAAACATTTTCCCTTGTCAGTTCATACAAGCCACGCCCCTTGCCGTATTGGAACGTATATGGCAAGGTCTGACCAACTTTTTCATACAAGTTGATTGTATAAACCCCGTTTGATTGCTCAATCTCAAATTCGACATTGAAGTTCGATTCACTGCAAAGGTTTTGCAGCACCGACAAGCAATTATCGGATTCACCGAAAGTCAAAGTCTTGTCGCCGCTCGTTTCGGGGCATACGCCAAGCACCCATTTACCCGGAAAGACACGGTTTGCGTTTGCAACAAGGACGGTCATAAAACGGTGCAAGTCGCCCGTAAGGGTGTCGCCCTGCACATCCTGCAATTCATTTGTGGTCGTGTCAATGGTCACATCGTATGTCACCCGGAAAAGGTCATATTGTATGCCCTCAAATTCCAAGTCATATTGAAATTCGTGCATACCTGTTTTCTTGACCTTTGGCAATCGGTTCAATTTGTAGTCACGCCCGAATATGGTTATCTTATCGCCAATGCCGTATGTTTGCGGAAATGGCGACACAACGGTTATGGAAACGGTATCTTCCGCATTCAATGCCCAATTCTGCTTTGCGGATGAAATGTCGGTTGCCGTGCGCCTGTTGGCTATCGGCACACGGCTTCCATTTGCTTTCGTTATAAATATGTTGGTTAAATTTTTTCCCATACGACAATGGCATTTGTTTCAAACAATGATATTTCATCAATGCAGCCGGTTATTACCGGGAAATAGTCACCATCCACGGCATAGTCATGGGTTATTTCCACTTCATCGCCGCAAATGTCATAATCGACACTTCCATCACCCCAATAGATGTTCACATATTTGTTTGAGGTCAATTTGACGGTGCAAGTCTTTGTTGATTCACCCACCCGGATATGCTTCAATACACGCTTCACGGGTTCAGGCTCAACCAACTTCAATTTGAACGTGCCAACCATCAATTCATCATTCCATTCTTTTGTGATTTCGATTGCGTCTTTGCAATACACTTCATAAATCAATGGCTTTACCGGGTGAATGTCAATTGTAAGGCGGTTTGTTCCTGTCTTGTCAAGCTGTTGTTGGAAAGAAGATACCTTTCGGATAAAATCCATCTTTGAATCTGCCTTGACAAAGCATGACAAGGTTATATCACGTGGTTCATAGAACTTGTGCATCAAATCAACACTTTCACCGTGATAATTATCCCAAGACAAAGAAGCCGGGGTCTTTAATTTCGGGCGGTTCAACACGCCGTCCGACCCGGACACATATACGCCATATTCTTTGAAATTTACGCCGTCAAGCAAATACCCTTGTTGCTTGCTGCTTGACATTTCATTGATAAGTTCGGCTTGTGTCAAGGCAAGGTTGTAAAACTTCACATCATCCAACAAACCAAAGCCCCATGAACCGCCGTAATAGTCTTGATTCAAGGACACGCCAAGCAATGTGCCGGAATTGTTCACGGTCTTGACAAGTGAGGAATTGACGTAAAAATTGAACACGCCCGACTTTTTTGTCAAAGCAAGCGAAAACCATGAACCGGGTTTGGCTTCAATGGGTACTTCAACATAGTTTTTCAGCCCAGAAAAGTTAAGTACCCATATCAACTTTTGAGGTGAACCCAATTCGGCTTCACGGTTTTGAACCCACATCATCATCGTAAAGTCGATTGTCATGTTAGGGAACACCGCTTTTGACACCTCGCAAGTGTCCGACCCGGCAAAAGAAATTGCATTGCCGTTTTTACCTGTGACGAAATGCGCCCCATTGACCGCCCCATCCGCACGGTTTTGGCTATAATCATACGCCACCAAAGAACCGTCACTTTCATCAAATGGCATTTGAAGAATTATGTTGTTCGCATCCATATCAATAAGTTTTTTTCTGTTTCTCTATGACTTTTATAGTTGCATCATCCATTGCGCATTTGATTACCTGACCATTGCCGACATAATGATTTACGCACACTTTCGCCCGGTCGCTTGCGCAAACATTAACAACGGCATCATCAAATACATCAATGACCACAAAGGCATTGTCTTTTGCAATGACATTCAATTTGGCATTGTGCTTGGCGTATATCTCGCACACGTTGAACCCGGTTATTTCGATACGCCCACAAGTCGCCCCAAGACACACGCATTTGGGCTTATTTTCGATTTTTATATCATCGTCAAGGAAAACCCCGTATTGTTCCATTTTGCCCTTGAAATGCGTTCTAATGAAGCCGTTGTCAGGGTAATCATTGGCAAGGCAAAAATCAATGCCTTTCAAATACATTTGCGCCATCGCATTTATATTGTCACCGTTCAATGACTTCAATTCATCGTACCACGGTTTGCAAATGCCTTTTTTCTTTGCTTGCCTTGCAAGTTCTTTCGCTAAATCCATATCGTTTTGTTTTATAGTGAAACACATTCGGTTATGACAAACCTTGCGACCTCAAAGAATCACCACTTGGGCGTTGCAATTCTCTGACCGCCGAAAGAATATCTTGAAGCAACCGATTGTAAGCCGTATTGTTCGCAATGGTGTTCAAGGCTTGCAGCGATTGCCGCAAGACTTGTGTTGCTTCCATTTGGTTTATTCGGATTGCGTTCATTTGCCCGGCGATAATGTCGGCGGTTTCTTCTGTTACACCTTTTACCGCACCTGTCAATGAATCTTCCGAATCATCGTCAATTTCCAAGTCTTTGAACAAATCCTTGTAAACATCCAATGCTTGATTGTAGTTGTTTGCCGCCGCTTGAACTTTGGCTTTGAAATCTGCAATTTCGGCATCCGTCAGACCATCAAAAATGAAGTTGTCACCCGACCAATACCCCATATCGGTGTAAAGGCTATCCAATGCGCTTTGCAATTGGTTTTCAAGAAACTTCTTTTTCAATTGGTTCACAATGGCATTTTGCAAGACTTCATTAACCGTTTGTTCAAAGGCATTCGCCGCATCTTCACCAGCCTTGAATGCTTCCGTAAGGGAATCCGCCAATGTTGATGCAAAATCCTTTGCGTTGGTCTGCAATATGTCATTGGCGATTTCATCATACATATCTTGAATTTGTCGGTCAAGTTCGGCGATTTGGTTTTGGTAGTCTTGAATTTTCCCGTTGTCGGTTTTCTTCTTTGATTCTTCATCCCTAATCATGCCGCGCAAGTGTTCTTGCTGTTGCTCCATGTTGTGAATCAAGCCCATTTGGTTGTTGTACACTTCCGCGCCCAACGCCTTATCAACCGCCCATTCAAGTTGTTCATAAGATGCTTTCAGCTTGTCGATTGCTTCTTGGTGTCGTTTGATGGACTTCTCCGCCTTTCGGTCACGGCTGTTGAACAAGTCGAATGCGGATGAAAGCAACCCGACCGACCCTTGAATGATAGACAAGGGATTGCCCGTTGCGATACCGCTTGCAACCTGACCCGCTCCATCCAATATGCCGCCAATGTCACCGATAATGGCTTGCGTTTGCTCATCCATCGTGACACCCATCTTTTCCAACCCGGACGTTACGGCATCAAAAGCACCGCCCACAAGGTCAATCGCCCCGCTTGCGCTTTCAAACATATTCGTCAAGGCTTTTTTCTTGCTTTCATCATCCGCCGCCTTGCCATATTCCTTGATTGAGGAAATCAACGACTTGAACGGGTTGCGTTCCCGTATTTCGTTCTGCATTTCCTTGATTTTGTTTTTCAAGGTTTCAAGGTCTTTCGGGTCAAACTCGATACCAAGGTAAGCCCCATCAAGATTGTTGATTTTATCAATCAATTCTTGAAGTTTCTTGGTACTTATTTCGTCAAGGTCGCCAAACATCAATTCCCAATCCGGGTGTGCTTGCAATTCGTCAAGGGCGAATTTTGAAAGTGCCTGTGCTTGCGCACGGTCTATCGCTTCGACCATTTCCGTGTTCCCGGCTTCCTGTGCCGCACGCCGCTTTTCGTCATAATCATCAATGATTGCTTGCTTGCGTTCCTCAAACGTGCCATATTCGGCAAGCATCGCATCATAATCGACACCGCCAATGTTTCGGACATCCTTATTGTATTGGTTTGTCCTGTTTTGAATGGCATTGTCAATTTCCGCACGTTGTGCATCCGTTGTCGCCTTTTCACGTTCACGCATCATCAAGGCGACATCATCATTGAATTGTTGTTCAAGACGGCGTTTTTGCTCGACATAAGAAGCATATTCTTCAAGCAATGATTCCGTTTCCTGCCTCAATTGGTCTTGGGCGTTTTCTTCCGCTTCATTGAGGGCATCCGCCTTGGCATTGTCAAGTTCCGTTCCATCGCCGGACAATTCCTTGCGTTTCTGCTCAATGATATTGAGCATATCAAGGACGGTTCGTGCATTGGTTAATTGGGCATTCAATTCTTCGTTGAATGCTTCCAATACGGTTGTCCGTGTTTCCTCTGCAATGGCATCATTGAGTTGGCGCAATTGCTTGTTTTGTGCCTTTGTGCGGTTTGCAACGTCAATTTGCAAAATTTGGTCACGTTGGTTCTTCAAGTAATCAATATATGTTGCCCCCTCTGCAAGCAATTTGGAAAACTCTTGGTTTGCAGAACGGACAAGCACTTCATCACCCGAATTGACCCATTTTTGAAATCTTTGATACTCCGACCTGT